GTCCACATACAAGTGATTTTTCTTTTCTCTCATAAATGTCACCGTCCTTTTTTGTTTTCATTATATAAGCAAACGTCACTATCATCAAATGTACGGGACTATGTAACACCAGAAAAAAGCTCTTTGAACGAGTAACTTTTGCCTTTTCAATTAGCAGGATTTTTGCTCCGATTTCAAATTTATCCGGAAAATGAGAAACGCCGAAAACCTTGAAAAATCAATGTTTTCAGCGCCGCTAAGAGGATTCGAACCTCCGGCCTACCGCTTAGGAGTAGGACTATTTGCTAGTAGTCAGCTCCCTCTTAGTGTTATCTAATCCCTTTATTTCCTTGCTTGTCACGGATTCAAAATGTTATCTCGTACCTCCGTGCGACTGCTGATTTTAAGACGTTTTAGATGCTCCTTTTAGCAGGTGATTAGCAAGGGGCTTGAATTTAGGGAAATGTTACGCTGTAAAGCCCTCCCGATTAATACCTGCATTTCACAACTAATCCCAGAATAGATTGAGCAGTTTGTAGTTTTGTTTGAGGTCGCAAATTGCGACCTCAAACAGTTTCTCATTCCTCTGTTTCCAGTTCCAACCTTTGCAGGATGTCTTTGATAATGCCTGCATCTTGAATTAGATTGATTCCAAAACACTTTTTTCCTGCATCTTTCAAAGACGCCCCTACATGATAGGCTGTCGTTCGGTCAAGAATCAAAAACCTGTCATGGAATACTTTTGTATATTTTATTTTCAATGTCGGATACTGTGCATTAAAATTCTTAACATCGGCTTTTGTTAGCTTCGTCTGCTTCTGCGTATAAATATTACTAAGGCGGTTAAATATCGAATGAATTTTACGCAGAATAAATTTCTATCTGCAAGGCGGAAGATTGAGCTGTAGCGAGTGCTACAGCGATTGATGGTGCTAGATGTCCGGTGGACATCTGTTAAGCACGGACCGTAGCGGAGCGTAGACCAACGCAGCAGATAGAAATTTAGGCAAGTAAAAACATCGACATTTAACCGCCTTAGTAATAGTTACTGCAACATCAGACTTTTTCTTTGAAAGCAAATTCAATGTACCAACATCCACATATCCGTCTATCAGAGTGATTTCTTTCTCTGCTTTTTGAATTAGATTTACTATCAGACTGAACGCATCATAAATCTGTCCGTCAAAAAATACTTTTTGACTGGATTCCTCATGTTCGGATATGTACTCAAAAACTCTCTCAAAACGCTCGTCTGTTTCCGTCTGATAATTTATCTGGCGAACCTCTATTGCATTTAACCGCTCATACAACAGAGATGTATTTGCCATATACTTCCGCATCTCCACAAAAGTGTCCATAATCCTAATGCTTACTCGGATAGCAACATCGCTACGCAAAACAGCAGAAAGCATTGCAATTCCTTGTTCTGTGAATACAAATGGCAATTTCCTACGTCCGCCATATCCATTATCTTCCTCCAAACTTGAAATCACAAATTGTGATTTCAAGTTTTCATATTCCTCTTTCGTCAGTTGAAATCGGAATCTTTCTGGAAATCTTGAAATGTTACGCTTTACTGCCTGATTTAATACTCTCGTTTCTCCTTGATACAGCATCGCTAAATCACTGTCTATCATAACCTGCTGGTTACGGATAACGTATATCATACTTTTTATATCGGACTCTGCTGATTCAATGCTTATTTCTTGGGTATCATTATTTGTCTTTTCCAGATCTGTTTGTTCTGTATCAGCCATCTTTATCACCCTTTCTATTTTGAAATGCCAGATTGGAACCTCAAAACTATGAGTAACTTGAAATCACAATTTGCGACTTCAAGTTCTGCTTCTTTGTATATCCTTAAACTTGAAATTCAAAATTGGAATACCAAGTTTTATGTACGCTTGTTGTTTGCTTTTACAGTATATCATACATTTTTCTATGAGGATAGCCATAATCTCGGCATTTCCGCAGAAAAAGAGGACAAAACAATCTGTCTTTCAGAATTGCATTATCCTCTCTTTCATTATAGATTCTTTGCCGACAATTTCAGTAATACCGCCATCTCTAGATTGACAATAACTTAAATATTTTTTATAAGAAAAACCATTCTGTTAGTATCTGTAATGAACAACATGAAAATTAAAGCTATTATTACTATATGTTATTGATACTCCTATTGTACCAAAACCTATATTAGCCTCAAAATCATTATAATATTACTAAGGCGGTTAAATGTCGAATGAATTTTACGCAGAATAAATTTTTATCTGCAAGGCGGAAGATTGAGCTGTAGCGAGTGCTACAGCGATTGATAACAACGTAGCAGATAGAAATTTAGGCAAGTAAAAACATCGATATTTAACCACCTTAGTAATAACTATCAATATAACTATCAACCCCATCTAATTTATCTTTCTTTATATCAATATCTGATTCTGGAGGTGCACCAGAACTAAAAAGCTGTGATTCACATTGTTCCCAAGCTCGAATGGTATAATTATTTGTGTAATTTTTATTCAAATAGCTTATTCCTGCTAACAATAATGTAAGTGTAATTAGCACAAGTATAGCTCGTAGAATCATAAATATCCTCTTAAAGAAACCTCGCCTTAAAATTCTTATAATTGAGAATGCAATCAAAAGGCTTAAAACAAAAACTATTAAAGACTCAATCAGCGTTTCTGGCAAATTTCGAAGTCCTCTCGTTAATAATATCTCATATGTACCAAGCTCACTTTCTTCTGCCTTATAGTATACAACATCTTGTAATGTAGAAAAATCTTCTATATAAGGATGGTACTGCCATACATTTAAAACTGTTTCACTTGAAAGATATAATTATCGTTGTCAAAGGAAATGTTCAAGTCAATAAAACTTTCTACAGTAGAGCAAAATATTGAAAACAAATACAAAAACGAAAAAAAGAGAAACATACTGACTATAGGAGCAGCTTTGTTTAATCTTTCACGGTATTTTATTTTTTGACTATATTGTAAAATGTTATCAAACAACTTTGATTTTAGTCTATTAAATCTGTCTTTACCGAAAATAAATCGCATCAAAAGAATCATAAAACTAATTCTAATGAGCGGGAAAAAAACAAACTCCAAAAATCGGATACTAATGATGATACACTGATATAATCCATTTACTCACCCGTTTCATGTATTTATAAATATATTTTACATGAAAATGGTCTTTTTTACAATATGGTACAATCTTTGGGGGCGTAGATAATTTTCGTTGGTGAATGGCATTTTAGCACTATATTTTGTGGTGTCTTGCACACAATAAAACAAAATTGAGGGGGATAGATAGCAAAAAACCAACAAAAATTATCTACGCCCCAATCTTTGTAAAAGAAAGAAAGGCAAGTCTATAGACCGCCTTTCTCTATGTTATAAATTCTTTGCCAATGTTTTCAGCAACGCCGTCATCTCTGGATTAGCAAGCAGTTTCAGAAGCATTTCTTGGTCTGTCTGCGATGCTGTTTCAGCCTTTGTTTCTTCCTGCACTTCCTCCGCAGCGGGGGCTGCTTTGCTTTGATAAAACTGTTCTTCAAACCACTGTGCATTTATCCGTCTGTCGTCGTCTATGATATGCGAGTACACATCTGCTACCATCTTAACCTGTGCGTGTCCAGAATCGCCCTGCACGGATTTCATGCCGCCGCCGTTGAGCTTCAGCTTATAAGTGATGCTTGAATGGCGGAAGCTGTGAAAGACGACTGGCGGCAAATCATTATCCTTAATGAGTTTTGCCAATGCCCGATTGATAACCTGCCCCTCAATGGGTCCGCCGCAGGAAGAAGCAACTACAAGGTTGAAGTCCATATATTCCTCCCCGAACAGCTCTTTAAGGTTTTCTATGTCCTCATGCCTTTTCACAAGCATTTCCGCAACCGTCTTAGGCAGGAAAATCTTTCGGATGCTGGTCTTTGTCTTTGGCTCTTTCAGTACCAGAGCGGTATGGGTGCTTGCCACCGCAGGCGGGAACTTGAACATTACGCCCTTTTCGCCTAACTGTTCCAGAGCATTGCGGTTGACACGTTGCAGCTCCTTATTCACAAAGATATAAGCACAATCATTCTTGATGCTCCGTTCGGAAATATCAATGCAGTCCCAAGTCAGACCGAGCATCTCGCCCATACGCAGGGAACAGGAAAAAGCAAGGTTTAACGCCAGTGACAGGTTATCGTCATCGCAGACCTCCAATGCCTTAAATAAGGTTTCGACTGTCCAGATGTCACGCTCCTTGTGTTCTTCTTTCGGGAGAGTGGCGTTTTGTACGGGATTTCTTGACATCAGCTCCCACTTTACGCCTTGATTGAAAGCGTTGAGGAGCAGCTTGTGGATTTCCCTTACCGTGTAGGCTGTGAGGTATTCATGGATCGGCTTGCGGTTGTTTACGACTTTTGCCTTGACCGTCAACAGGCTCTGGTAATATTTATCCATCGTCCTCGGCGTAACATCTTCCAGTTTCATGTCCCCGATAAGCGGGTTGATATAGTTGAAAATCAGGCTCCGCCGTGCTTCATAGGTTGACATTGCCCAAGTGTTCACGCCATAAATGGACATATATTCTTCAAGCAGGCCGCTGACCGTGCTTGCGTTCGGGATGATGAATATCCCCGTTTCCTGCTCAAATTCCACCTGCACCTTACGCTTTTTTGCTTCGGCGTTGGTGGTGAAAGTTTCCCACTTCTGCCTTTTTACACCGTTTTCGTCTGTATAAGTGTAGACTACGGAATAGCGGTTCTTTCTCTTTACGATTGATGCCATGCTTATTCACCCCCTTACATTGTGCTGTCAAGCCAAGCGTCAAAGCTGCTCTTTATAATTCGGATGCCGTTGCCCATGCGGACGCTCTGGAATAAATCTTTTTTTATCAGCGCATAAGCGGTAGGTCGGCTTATGCCAAGTATCTGCTGGATTTCCACAACAGAATAGCTTTTCTTGTTCTGGGCGGGCTTTGAAGCCCCGCCTATCTCTGCAATATGTTCTCTCATACGTCTATAACCAAGTTGCTTAATTGACATTATGTCTGCCGCCCCTTCTCGGCTACTCAACTGCTCATTGTGTGTTGCCGCCTCACAGCGTGCTTTATAAAAAACATTGGATCTGGTAGTTGCTGTTATATTTGACATTTTCTAATTCACCTCGTTTTCTTATAATGAAACTATGAAGTTTCGCTTTTGGAAATTTCGCTGTTTCCAAATATAACTTCGATAGGTTGATTGAAATGATTGGAAATCAAAAACGCTTCATCAAGGGAAAACTTAACTTTTCCATTCTCTTTCTTGCTGTAATTGACCTTTGACACATGAATAATAGCCGCAAATTCTTCTTGTGTCTGTCCTAACGATTCTCTAAACTTTTTTATAGCAGACATCCCTTTTCTTCTTTCGTTTCAATTTTTGAACCTTGTATCTACATAATAGTTTCATTTTTTGAAACTGTATAATGATGATGGAGGTGTATCATGAATTTTGGAATAAGACTTAAAGAATTGCGTACCCAAAAAAAATTGACGCAATTACAGATGGCAGAGATATTGGACACATCAAAATCAAACATATCTAAATATGAGGCTGGCAGTGTTGAACCAAATTTAGAAACGCTCGTAAAAATAAGCAGATATTTTGATGTTCCAGTTGACTATCTGTTAAAAAACGAAATAGCAACCGTTGACTATGCAGCTTATAAAATGGATACATCAGAATTTGGATATGAATTCAAATGTAAGCTGCGAGATATTTTACAAGAAAAGGATATTTCCACAAAACAATTTTCTGAAATGACAGGATTCCATCCAGAAGATGTTGATTTGTACCTATTTGGGAATAAGATACCATCACTTGAGGAGTTAATCAAAATTGCTGGTGCATTGGATGTATCTGCAGACTATCTCCTAAACATATCTCACCGTAAACGCATCTCACAAGAAGAAGATTCGCTCCTTCAGCTCTTCAATCGTTGTGATGATGAATGCAAAAAATATCTTTTGGCAAAGGCAGGTGTTTTGTGCGTAGAGGGTATCTCGGCAGTTGCGGCTGGCGAGTACGGAAAATACGTTGATGAAGAAAAAAATCATTTCCTTCGAGTGGTACCGAAGGAAAAAGGGCTTAAAAAAATAGCATAATGATTGGAGGAATGTTATATGGTATGGACAGCAGCTTGGACCGACTTTGTAATCTGTCTACTTTTTGGATGGCTTGGAGTACATAAATTCAGAGAAAAGAAAATTGGAATGGGAATTCTCTACCTTTGCACACTGGGATTATTTTGTATAGGATGAATGGTTGATGTTATCCGTTACCTCATAGCCGCACTCAAAGGGGAACGGATCCAGGGAAACAGACCTAAACACCTTTCTGCAGATGATTCTCTGCCGATTGTTCCATCAAATGTCATGCTTTCCAACGGAGAAGTCTGTCATTACTGCGGCTCTGCCACGCATGTTAAGACAAAAAATGTTGTTGTAGGATATTCCGGTGGCAGCCGCGGTACCAGTATCAGAATAGCAAAAGGAATGTCTGTAAGGCTAGGAGCTCACAGGGCGGCTCCAGTTAGAGGTGATGTGCAGGAACGTACACCCGGAGTTCTATCTATTACAAATAAAAGGGTTGTGTTCTCCGGAAACAAAGGTGCTTTTGATAAGAAGATAACGACTTTGTCGGCTGTCACTCCTTATCAAAACGGTATTGCTTTCCAGTTCGGCGACCAACAGTATCCTTTGGAAACAAGCGAGCCGGAATATGTATATGAAATACTGGCCCACATTGTAAATTCCTCTGAGGATATCTAATGCCGGCATACAAATACACCCTTAAAAATGGTAAAACCATGTGGTATGCTGCCTTTAATTATACGGACTGGACCGGGCAGAATAAACATACTTGTAAAAGAGGATTCAAAACACAGAGGGAGACAAAAGAATATGAGCGGTCATTTTTAGATCAGGAGAAAAATACCAGCGACATACTCTTTTCCTCCCTTGTAGAAAATTATCTGGATGACATGGAACACCGTCTGAAACCTACCACAATGGAGAATAAGCGGTTTATCATCGAAGGCAAGCTGCTCCCCTACTTCGGCAGGCTGAAAGTGTGCGATATTGATACCATTAAAATCCGAAAATGGCAGAATGAGTTGATTTCATATCGGAGCGAAGACGGAAAACCTTTTTCCCAAACATATTTAAAAACGGTCAACAACCAGCTTTCGGCGCTGATGAATTATGCTGTGTCCCATTACCACCTTGCATTCAATCCCTGCAAGGCCGCCGGCAGTATGGGGAAAAGCAAAGCATAGGAAATGCACATCTGGACACAGGAACAATATGAACAGTTCTCCGGCGCCATCCAGAAATCATCCGTAAAACTGGCTTTTGATATGCTGTTTTATACCGGGATGCGGTCCGGGGAGCTGCTGGCACTCACTCCTGCAGACATTCTTCCCTCTAAGCGGGTGGATATCAACAAGAATTATGCAAAAGTAAAGGGGGAGGAACTGTTTCTGGAACCAAAGACGCCCAAAGCAAAGCGGTGTATCTCCATTCCGGATTTTCTGTATGATGATATTCACGAATATATATCAAAGCTCTACGGAATTGGAAAGGGAGATCGAATCTTCTATTTTACAAAATCCGCTCTGGAAAAGGAAATAAAGCGGGCATCCGAAAAAGCAGGACTGACGCCGATCCGAGTACACGACCTGCGGCACAGCCACGCAAGTATGCTGATAGAACTCGGCTTTACCCCATTGGAGATAGCTGACCGCCTGAGACATGAATCAGTAAAAACAACACTTGACACCTATTCCCACCTGTACCCGGACAAAGACCAGAAGCTGGCCGACAGGCTGAACCAGTTCCGTCGGACACCGCCGCCAGAAGAAAGCACTTGAAACTCTGCACAGATTGTGGTATATTGAACATAAAGAAGGACACCTGCTGTAACAGGTGTCCCATAGAAGCCACACTCCAAAGGTGGAGTTTCCCAAGCGGGCATTTACCTCGCAGCGAGAGGCGCCCATCCTGGTTGCAACAGGGTGGGCATTATTTTTTTTGCTTGTGTTCCTTATCTCTGTCGAGAAAGGCAAGCAACGCTATAACAAAACTACCAAAGGCAATCAGCAAGCTGATTATTCCTATAAATATCAATATGATATCCGCAGCAGTCATTGGCGCCACCTCCCCTCCTATGTATTCCGGCAGGCCGGTCATTAAGCTTGGGAGGCTACCACCCCTGTCATGGGTTCCATATTGGAATACTATCACAGTTCGACAGGAATTTCAATCAGATTCTCTTTTCATGGAATATGTGGAAAGTGTTTCAAAAACAATCTCAAAACAATCTCACGAGAGAAAATGAAAGACTGAAAAGCACTGATTTTACGCACTTTTCAGTCCAAATGTCCGCTATTCGAACTCAAGACGTTATGGGCGTTATTTATGATGTTTACAGCTCATTTCTGTTTATTTACAACGCTCACAACGCCTACAACGACCATTAAGTATTTCTGTGGGTGTCGCTTTTACGCTATTTCCCATCTGCTTTTTAGTTCTTCCCAATGCACCTTAATGAACAAATTTAACTGCTACAAAAAAAGACGTCCAATTCATGAACGTCTTTCCCGTTGACAGAAGTGTTGCAGCACTACCTGTCCTTAGATGGTGAAACTAAAGAACCATTTCTGGTATGTATAACATTTGGGCGTTCATCCGGCACTCATACCATCAATTCATCAAGCCTGCAGTTCAGGGCTTCGCAAATCAGGTTTAAATGTTCCAAATTCACCCTGTCTACTAACTCATGGTACAATTCATTGATAGTGTTTGGCCGGATATCTGTAGCCCTTGCTAAATCTGCCTGTGTCCATCTGAGTTCACCAAGTTTTGTTGATAGTAAAATTCTAATCATACTTATCGCTCCTTCCGTTATAAAATAACACATTGCAACAAGACCGCCGTTTAAATGTTATTTTATAACGAATGTGGATAATTCCTACCAGCAATTGAACTCTACAGCCTCACATTTTTACTCCATACATAATATTTTCTGACTAACAACAGTCTCATGGCACCGCCTGTTAATATAATAGAATTAAGTTTTGCTATAATATATTGGCATTATCATTTATAATTTTTAATTAACAATTCTTTAAAACGGGGCTTTTTCTCACCCTTTATTAAATTATGCATTCTTTCAGCTTCTATAATGTTATATCCGTTATAAAGCTCCCGGATATACCCACAATCGTTATAAGATAAAAGAAATCTTCCTTTTATCTTATCTAATGCACCTTTAAGCCTTAAATGATCCTCTGGCATAAACCTGTCCGGATAATACTTCTCCGTTTCATAATATGGCGGATCAAGATAAAACAGTGCGTCCTTTCTATCATATGTTTTGAGGATACGCTCAAAATCCTGGTTTTCTATAACTACCATGCTTAGTCTTTTAGATACTTCTGATATATACTCTGCTGCATTTGCAATATTTATAGGGCTCACTTTAAATGTCCGCATATCTGCACCAAAGCTCCCTTTAATCATAATATAAAATCTTGCTGCCCTTTGGATATCCGTCAAACCATTTACTTCCATCTGCCCTTTAGCATCAAAAAACTGTTCCCGCGCCGTTAATATAAATTCCAGCTCTTTTTGGAGTGCTTCAGTATGATATTTTGTGCATCTAAATAAATTAACAAGACATCCGTTTACATCATTATACACTTCCATCTTTGCATGTCTTTCGGATGCAAAGAGAACCCATCCAGCTCCGCCAAACACCTCAATATAACGTCCAAATTTCCCCTATTCCGGGAATTCTTCTAATATTTTTTGCCTAAGCAGTTTTTTCCTCCTACTCAACTAATAAAACTATTCATTACATATTCCTTCTTTCTGTTTATTGCCCAAACATTTTACATTCTAAAATTTGTACAAAAAATTTCTGCCTTTATAAAATAGCATGTTTTTGCAACAATACACAGCAAAAGTTATTTAATAGCAGTTATGGCTTTGGCTATATAATGAACGGAAGAATAGTAATAAGGGTGTTAAAAAGAGCCTGCAACTGCAGGCTCTTCTCTTAAAAATCTTTCTGTTCTTTGGCCAGTTTATTCAGCCTCTTCCTTCCCTTGGCATCATTTAAGTCTTTGCAACCATTATTTCTACACATACTATTTTGGAATTACACGATTCAGAAATTGTGTCAATTCCCTTTAACGAGCTGGCATCATTTCTACCTTTTATCAATACTCGTAGTTTTTCTGATGATGCAGTATGTCAATGCCCTTTATCGGGCTACCATCATTTCTACATGTAAAAATGGTTGATTACATTGAGAAGACTGAAAGGTGTCAATGCCCTTCAACGGGCTGGCGTCATTTCTACCAATAAAGTGGATTGCAATAGTTCTTGTTTCAATGATGTGTCAATGCCCTTTAACGGGCTGGCGTCATTTCTACCCTGGGCTTTTGGAACGCCCTGTTTATGCAGGTTTGCGGTATGCGATTTCCCCAAGGTTTTTCCAAAAGTGTAAAATTAGCTGTTTTTTGCCAAATTTTTGGTTTTATTTAGAATTTTCTTTAGTATAACATAAACCTTTGCCTAAATTCAATTGATACTTTTGAACTTGGTTACATAACAAAAAGGAAAGGAAACTTTGCAAAGAACATTAAACGAAATCTAAGAAATAAAAAGCCCCGGTATTATGCTGGAGCTTTTTATTGTTGCTTCATTATATCCAGTACTCTTAAATGGGCTAACGCCATTTCTACATTGGATATTAACGATGAGGCTGAGGTATAAAAATATGTCTATGCCCTTTAATGGACTGCCATCATTTCTACTACTACCGGAACCATAGTAAAGGAAGGAACTGAAAGTGTATCAATGCCCTTTAACGGGCTGCCATCATTTCCACCTGATGAAGTTGCCGAATGCAAAACCGGCAAGCGGAGTGTGTCAATGCCCTTTAACGGGCTGCCATCATTTCTACCCTAAGCTTTTGGAACGCCCTGTTTATGCAGGTTTGCGGTATACGATTTCCCCAGGGTTTTTCCAAAAGGGGAAAAATGGCTGGTTTTTGCAAAATTTTTGGTTTTTTTGAAATTTTCTATAGTATACCATAAACTTTCGTTTAAATACAATACTATTTTAACACATAAACAGATGGTAGATATACTTTCCGCCACCTATCTATGTATATTGCTAAATATTCCACTGTTTAAGCGGCATTGAGTATCGCTTTTGCAATCGCCTTTGCAACAGCATCCTTGTTTGCCTTATATAGGTCAGCGTCATCCTGGTCATCCACAAAGCATACCTCTATCAGGATTGCAGGCTTTGTAGTGTTTTTTAGCACGCTTAAATCGGTACGGACTTTTATACCCCGGTTTGTAAACCCTATCCTGCTGATTTGTTCACACATCCTTTTTGCAATGTCCGCCTTGATTCCATCGTTCTTATACAGGAGGGCTTCAACCCCTTTCGTTTTTCCGTCTGCCCTGGAATGGTCAGCAGCGTTAAAGTGGATGGAAATATCAAGCTGCCTGTCCCTTGCATTGCATTTCCTGCATATTTTCTTTAACACGTCAGACTGGGACGTCCCGTTATTGACTGTGCAGTTGTATGCTTTTACTCCATTCCTTTTCAAAAGCCTTATTACTTTTTTGCAGATAATCCGGGCTTCTTTTGATTCGTCTATGTAGTCAGATGCCTCACAGGCGATTTTCCCTTTTTGGTTATGCCCTGCATGTACTGTTACTTTTGTAATCTTTGGCATATTATTTACTCCTTTCTTTCAATTCCGGCAGCCCTGCCACAGATGTCAGCATGGATGCCACGCCAGCCAGTGCCGCAGTGCCAATTACAACTTTCCAGTCTACTGCCGTTATCATTGCTGAAGCAGGGAGCAAAGCCAACGCTGACTGTGCCATTGTCTTTACTGCCCTGGTTCCTGCTGCTCTTAACCATTTTTTCATCTTCAATCCCTCCTTACATTCCGATTTGTGTAAATATGTAGCCGGCTATAATGCCGGCTATGGCGGTTATGATATAGCCTGTTACCTTACGCCACATTCCCCCGTCACGCCCCTCAAGCACTTCCAGCTTTTTCCCCTGTTTTTCCTGTTCCTTTACCATCCCTTCCACGGCAGAAGCAAGTTTTTCCACGGATGTTGTCAGCACACCTATCTGCCGGACGCTTTCTTCCAGCTCTTCCAGGCGCCGGTTCTGCCTGTGGTTTTCTTCATCAATCCTTTTCCTGAACTCTTCATGTTCTGCCCTTGTGATTTGTGAATCCATCCCTTTACCATCCCCCTTTCCTGATTTTTGGTATTAAAAAAGAGCCTTTACGACCCTGAAACCGCATCCTGCAAAAACAAGATGCCTGTGTTATATGCTGGCAGCATCCCGGCGGCATGCCTGTTCCTCTGCGTCTGCATCCTAATAGTAATACGCATCCACATAATTAACTGTCATGCCCCCGTATTCGCCGTTGGGGGCAGCCTGTGGGAAATACAAAGCAAGTTTGTTTTTTCCGTCTAATATGCCCGTCCCACCGCCCGGCGGTGTGAATCCCTGTTTTATTAATGGGTTGTTCCACGAAAATGAATGTTCCCCGCGAAAATATACATAATA